TTCTCTCCAATTTTGTGGTAACCTGCAAAGGATTCGGATGGAATTTCCGTGGCCTCTGGCATCGAACCGAAAATGTTATTCGGGGGATCCAGCAGAGATATTATACGCAATTTACGTCTAATATATACTAAATATAAATATAAATGAATATAAATATAAATAATATAACTAGCCGTAATGGCGTAATAACTCATAGAAAATCTATGAGAAATATCACGCTTTTAGTTACATTTACTAATAAGCGCTGTATGTCTACAGGCATTATTAAGAAATTACCAAATTCTTTTATCCATATCCTTGAAGAGTATGGTAAGGATAAATCCAAAACATACTCATATCAAGAGATATGTACACAGGTTATGAATTATCATAACCAGTTGATAAAAGATCACGGAATTATCGATGGAACAAAAAGGTTTAACACCGCTAGGATATATATAATTAAACTCCTAGAAGGGCTAGAACCCGATTGTCCAGACTTTTTCGCTATAAGCGATAAGTTAAAGTTTCCATCAAAATTATATATGATGGTGGAACTTTACGTTAATACCATGAACGGTTGTAGGATTTCTGATAGAATAATTAGATCTATCCTCTACATGAATAGACTTGTACAGGATAATTCAAAATTAAACTTAGAAGAAATCACAAAGATTCATCATTTGGATACCTCTGTGCATACAGAGTTTAGGAATCATGTAAGATCTTGGAAAGACAAAGTTGGGTTTCCAACCTGTCGATCTATCGATCTTATCACGGAACCATTAACTCGTGTAATGCGAAAAGGTCCAAATGGTAAATTCAAATGGGAATCTGCTGACATTGAAGCTTTGGCTTTAATGAAAACAGAATTATTTATCCCATTTAAAACTCTTTGTAATCTTTCCGGAAATCAAGCTTTACTAGATTACATGGAATCATTAGTTAAAAACATTGATTCTCATGATAAAAAGGTAAAACTTAGATTTGTCACATCAGTCCCGGATAAAGGTAATAAATCTAGGGCAGTAGCCATTTCTGACTACTGGACCCAGACATTACTCAATCCGTTAATGGTGGACATCCAGAAGATTATACAACAGTATTTTAAGCATAATTGCTCTATCAAATCACATAATGATGGTTTTAAGAAATTAAAACGATTCATTAAACCCGGCATAATTTCCTATGATATATCTTCTTGGACTGACGCCTTTCCGGCATCACTCCAAAAGATATTATTAGAGGAGATTTACAGTCCAGAACTAGCGAAAGCTTGGTCTGAATTGGTTGTCGAGTGTGATTGGATAGCTAAGGGTCATGACTCTCCTATAAAATACGGGAGAGGTCAAGGGATGGGAACATCTGGTTCCTTCGATATAGCAACCCTTACAGACCTTCTGGTCTTAGATATGATATATAAAAATTATTATAATATCAACCCGAAGAACTTCACTTATAATAAAATAGGTGACGATCTTTGGTGCTATGACCCTGAGGGTTTTGTAAAAGATTACTATACCAAGAAACTTGGTATTGAAATTAATGAATCTAAAACAAAAACAGCTACAAGTAATAATTTAGTAGGTGAGTTTGTATCTAGAAACATCAACTTCAATGTCGATGTATCACGTATCTCTATCA